TCATGGATATTACGATGCCCCTGAACACTTCCTGGATTATGTTGAGTATTTCATAATCTTGCATGATTGATAACTCCAAATTGTAATAGATATGCAAAGTATAGCTTTTACCGAAAATCCGTTCGGAAAAACCTGCCAAACCTGCCAACACTGGCAACATGATCAAGTAGGTTGCCCTAAAACCGGAATGGGTATATGTTTGCTTAATATCAATCCAACACAGCTTAAATGGCCGGGAATATCCGCATGCGCATCATACAAAGGGGAGGGGGAAAGCCCGAAATTATGAAAATTTTTTACAAACAACCCGATATCACGCCATGACCCTAAATATTAATCATTTTTGCGATCCTGATGATTCCCGAACCTATTTAACCCGGCCGTTTCAGTTAAACGGCCGGACTATCGCCAGCAATGGCCACGTCTTTGTATCAATGCCTGAACATGGCGATTATGAGCAATGCCCGGACGACTATTTATCCAAGTTCTTATCCGTGATTGAAGAATCCCAACAGGGCGAATTAGTTCCCATGCCCGGCAATCTGCTTTTCCCTGAAACAAAAGATTGCCCTTACTGCCTGGGCATCGGTAGATCCTCAAAACAAGATTGCCGCGAATGCGAAGGCACGGGCGTGGTTTGCTGGAACAGCGGCTTCAATGATTATGAAGCCGAATGCCTAAGCTGCAACGGCGATGGCATTATCGTAGCCATCGGCGGCGATCAAGCCTGTTCCGGATGCATGGGCGCTGGCGTGGTTTACGAACCGGATAGCCATGTTGAAATACTGAAACTCTGGATCAATCCAAAATACCTGCTGCTCATCATCAATGAACCCGGCCTGGAACTGGCAGCGGATAAAGAACAAAATAAACTGACCTTCAGGGCCGGCGAAAATTATGGATTAATCATGGGCATGCAGCGCGAGTCAACGCCATGAAAACCTACAAAACAAAGCATTTACGGCGCGAAAAAAATTTAGCGCTACTGACCCCTGCCGAAAGAGAGATTGTTGAAGAAACACGGTTAAAACGCTTACAAAACAGCAAAGATTTGCAAGATAGAGGATTATTCCAAGGTAAAAAACAGGAGACTGCATCATGAGCCTGATGTCCCCCCTGGAATTCGCCCAGCATATCGACCGCCAACCCGGCTGGATAACCCAGCTAAAAGACGCCGGGCGCTTGGTCATGGAAGGCGATAAAATAGACGTGGAAGCCTCGCTGCAACGGATAGAAGACACCGCTAACCCCAGCTTTCAGGTCCACGCCGACCGCCACCAGCAAGACCGCGAGCGCAAAGCCGCCGGGATCATGGACGACATGACCGGAAAAGCGGGCAGCGCCTACCAGCAGGCACGGGCCATGCGGGAAAAATACGCCGCCATGCAAGCCAAGATCATGTATGAAAAAGAAGTCGGCGTCCTGCTGGTCGCCCAGGATGCGAAAATGGCCGTGGCCGACGGCGATGCCATCATCCGCAACCGCCTGGAATCCCTGCCGGACATCCTGGCCCCGCAACTCGCCGCCGAAAAAAACGAGCAGAAAATACGGGCCATCCTGGCGGATCAGGTTGAATATTTGCTGGATGAACTGAGCCGGACGTTTAACGGCATGGCTAAATAATGATCTACGCGGCGTGTTCCCTAAGCCAGTCTTTCAATGCGTTATTCATGCGCGTTTGCCAGCCGCGTCCCGTAGCACGGAAGGCCGCCAATACATCAGGATCAAAACGCACCGTAGTTGATACCTTGGTCGGTGCTTGCTGCTTGCCACGACCTTCTTTTAAGCCTAGTAGCGTAGTTTGCAATGATTCAGGCAAGGCCGAAAACGGCACAGCGTTTTTAAAATCTTCTTCTGTCCACTCGCATAAATCAAGCACTTCGCCATCATCATCAGTTAATGGTAATGGGTTTGTCATGTCAATTTCACCAGCGCGGCTATTATTCCGATGGATGCAGCCAACATCAGGCCAATTTTTATGATCAGCCGGTATTCCAGATCGCGCAGGTCGATTTTTGTAGCCAGTTCGTTTTGCGCATCAGAAATGGTACGGACAAATGCCTCTGCCTGTTCCTGGGATACGCCTACCGATCTTAATTTTGCCACGGCTTCCAAGGTATCAAATGTAACGGTTGTCATGTTTTTTGTAGCCTCACTATTAATTTTTATAGCCTGTATTTATTCGAGTGTAGTTACAAAAAAGAACTTTAACAAGTTTTTTGTTACTACAATTAAAAAACAAGTGATGATAAAATCATGAGCCCAAAACTGATTCATCAAACATGGATGAAGGGCGGTAAAGATGTTTATATTTTGTCTATCACCAGTCAAGGCATAATCCGCCCTGAAAAAGTACAACATCCAACACAAAAGCCGGTTGCAGTGATGGAGTGGTGTATAGAAAAATCAAAAGCGGGAAATATCATATATGATCCATTCCTCGGCTCAGGCACAACCCTAATAGCCGCCGAAAAAACTAACCGTATCTGCTACGGATTAGAGATAAGCCCAGCGTATGTTGATGTAATAGTTAACCGCTGGCAAATCTACACCAACCAGCAAGCCACCCTCGAAGCCACCGGCCAAACCTTCGACAATGTAGGAGCGGCTTTAGCCGCGACCATCGCGGCTAAAGCCGCTCCTACCAGGGAATTTGAAGAAAATGGCTGAAACCTACCCAAACGCCGCCCGCCTGATCCACGCCACCCGCGCCCGCGCCTTCGCGCCGCGTAAAATCCAAACCGTATCCGAATTTTCAGATGCTGAAATCCGCCTGTCCAAAAAAGGCAGCGCCGAACCGGGGCCGTTCCACACCGACCGCAATCCGCCGCTTCGCGAACCGATGGATTGTATGTCCGCGCGTTCCACCGTCAAGGATGTGGTGCTGATGTTCCCCATCCAATTTGGCAAAACGACCGTAGCCACCCACGCCCTCGCCTACTTCATGGCCAACGGCTCCGGCCCGGTCATGGTCTGCCTGCCCGGCGAGGTAGGGATGAACAAATGGATTGCGCAAAAACTTAACCCCATGATCGAGGAAACGCCTGTCGTTCAAGCGGTATTAACCTCGCAAAACAGCCGCAACAGCGCCAATACCAAAGAATTCAAGGATTTTATCGGCGGTCAACTCTATTTGGAACACGCCGGATCCCCAAGCCGCCTTAAATCCACCACCGTTAAATTCCTCATCGTCGATGAACTGACCGAGTTTGCCGGTAATCTGGTCACCGGCGATGACCCGCTCATGTTGCTGGAAGACCGCACCTCCGCCTTTCCGGCCAACTATAAACGCCTGTACATTTCATCGCCCGGTATCAAAGGCATTTGCCGCACCGAGGAACTCTACGAAAAATCCGATCAACGCAAATATTTCATGCCCTGCCCGCATTGCAATGAAGAAATCCTGTTTGAATGGGCCGGCCTGCACTGGCGCGAAGGCGGCGCCGATGCGCGGTATGTCTGCCCCGAATGCGCCTGCGAGATTGAAGAACACTACAAAACTGATATGATCAAAAAAGGCCGCTGGATCGCCACCAATCCCGGACCGAAATTAAGGGGCTACCACATCAACGCACTGTATTACCAGATCGGCCTGGGTCCGCGCTGGGCAACCCTGGTTGATATGTGGCTGCAAGCCTATAACGACATTGGCCGTCTGAAAAGTTTCCTTAATTCCCGCTTGGCCGTCGCCTGGGAAGACCCGTCCATGCGGGCGGTCAAGATGAACGTCATCGCCGACCGCGTCGAACCGTACCGTCTCAGAGTGGCCCCTTTGGGCGTGTGCGCGGTCACGGCAGGCGTTGACACCCAGGACAACCGCCTGGCCGTGCAGATCGTCGGCTGGGGAAAAGGCATGGCGTGCTGGATTCTAGATTATGTCGAACTGATGGGCGATCCTGCTGATGATACGGTATGGGTGGCACTTACTGAACTGCTAAACAAGCCTATCGATCACATCAACGGCCATAAATTGCCCATTCAGGCCACCGCCATTGACGCAGGCGGCCACAGAACCGAAGCAGTCAAGGACTTTGTGCGCCGCAGGATGATTCGCCGCCCTATGGTCATTTTTGGCGCGATTCCCAACAATGCCCCAGTTTTATCCAAACCCAAGCCGCAGGATGTCAACTGGAAAGGACAATTTAACAAGCGTGGAGTGCATATCCAGCATGTCGGCACCGTGGCCGTTAAAAACGTCCTGTTTGGCCGTCTCGCCACCGACGGCGATAAAGAGCAACACGAGCGCATGGTGCATTTTAGCGAGGATTTGCCTAATGATTTCTTCAGTGGTATAACATCGGAAACCTTCGACCCACGCGCTAACCGCTTTATCAAGAAACGCGGCGCTCGTAATGAAATGCTTGATACCTGGGTTTATTCATACGCCGCCGCGCATCACCAGGAATTGCGGCTGCATCTGCACACTAAAGCCAAGTGGGATGAATTGCTGAATCAATACGGCAGTAACCTGGATGCGGCAGCGCGGAGCAACCAGTCGAATGTAATCGAATTAACGCCGTCGCAAAAGCCCTTAAAAAAACCGAAGAAAAATAGCTATTTACTTTAAATACCGCCATAGATTCACAGATTAAAAACAAAAAAAGTGAATCTGTGGCGATTAATAAATTTCCAGGAATTTAAATGACCGGGATCATCGTCGAAATGCGCAGGGTAGTGACTGAGGTAATTCAAGATGAAGTCCAGGCCGCCGCCATCGTGTATGCCCTAATAACCAACTTTGGCGGTGCGCGAATGTATATACCCTGCAACGATTATGAAGGCCGGAACCGGGAAATAAAAGACTTGTACGAGGCGGGCGCATCACTTGAACAACTAGCGCGCCGCTTTCATTTATCAACAAAAACCGTTTACCGGATATTGCAGGTTTAACATGCTGGAAATATGGACTGTCTACGATCACCCCAGCGATTTTCCTGATAGTTTTGTCGCCCATAAATTTGTTTTGGACCAGCCAACGGATGAAATTATGATCGCTGCAACCCTTCCGGATTTGCGCAAAATGATTCAGAATTTATCAGGTAATCTGGCTATTCCAATTAATTCACCGACTACCCTGATTCAAAGATGGCCCGATGATGATCCTAAAATTGTGGAAAGCTGGTTATGAATTTAAAACACAGCTACAGCCTGGATGAAGAACATTTTGACGGCGATTTTGACAGTGATGTCGCCGCCGCCGAAGCCGCTTTTAGTAAAAACCCGGCTATTAATTCTGTTTTTACTGGCGTCAATACGCCCTATGCCGCCCAGGATTTCATTAATGGCAGGCTTTTAATGGAAATAATTGGCGAAGAAGCTTATGACGAATGCGGGGAACCCGCTTTCGATTGGCTGCATAACTTGCAGGAAGATATTTTAAAACTGGCGGAATTTGAAAAACTGATCGGCGACTGGCTGGAACAAAACGCCCCTGTCGTTTTTTTTACCGTTGATGAAATACAAGAATTTACCCGTCCAGAATGAGCGGCCAGGTGGGACGTAAATTGGTAATAATATATTATTTTACGTTGTCGAAAAACACCAAAACCGGTTCAACCAATGAGCAAAAAATCAGGGCTATGGCAGGTAATAAGCCGGTGTATTGTTGCGATATTGCCGAGTTTGACGCCATGCACGGAAAGCTGATCAATAAAGATTGGAACGGCACTTATCAAGCTGCCTGTATGGATCAGTTAAATTTTGATCTGACTGAGCTTGGGTATCTGGTACGCAATTAGTTTTTACTCAGGAATAATACGATGCGACATCATTTTGAAATCGATAACCTGCCTCATACAAAACCCATGTTAAAAAATCATGCTGGCTTTATGAGATTATGTTTTTTTAGTTTGATTATCTTGTTTTTACTGTTGGTCATATCCGGATGCAGCATTATGAGTTACACAGGAAAAAGCCCCGACGGCAACGTGACGACAGCATGGGGTATAAAATTTGGGACCGATTCTGCAATTAAGGACTTTGCCGGTAATTACAATAAAGACGGAAGCCGGAGCATTACCCTGGGATCTTCTGATGCGAATCAAACTGCGGGGATGGCGCAAGCCAATCAGTTTATATCGACCATAGTAGAAGGCGCTGTTAAAGGGGCCGCCGCCGGTTTAAAACCATGATACACATTGTCCTCTTTCAACTTCATCGAGCGCACTTGCCGCGTTTTCAATTGCCATGAAGGTCACCTAAGAGGGGATTTCCGCGCGACACTGCCCAAACTGAAAAAATTCAGGATAAGCAAAATGAGCTTTGCATGATATAACTGGAATTGACATTGAAATTTTCAAAAAAAAACTTATCCACAGATTTTCTGTGGATAACCCCACGTTTTTCGCTTTTTTCCTGCTGCAAATCCCTGTAAAAAATAATCTTTTCTCAGATTGTCCAATTTTTAGCCAATTCACCCCCGCCCTTACTATTCCTTTTCAATTTTCGCGCCTTAAACGCTAATTTTCGCGGTTTTTTTAAAAATTCTCATTTTTTGCCTTCTTCTGTCCACAAAAAAGGCCCATGCTCCATTCCCATCATGGCCTATACACAAACTCAACTCGACGCGTTAGAAACAGCGATAGCCCAAGGCGCTTTATCGGTGCAGTTTAACGACAAAAAAGTAACCTACAATTCCTATCCGGAAATGATCCGCTTGCGTGATTCCATGCGTTCGGAACTGGGTGTAACCACTCCAGCTACCAGCCGCGCTCGCTTTATAAACATACCTACCGGAAGGGGTTTATGAGCGCAGAAATCGTACCCATCACCAAACGCCGGTACGACGCCGCCAGCAAGACCACGCGTACTACCAACTGGCAAACGCCTGCCACCGATGCCACCTCCGCCATTTCCAACCCCGCTTTAATCCGCAACCGGGCCCGTGACCTAGTCAGGAACAATCCCTGGGCGGCCAAAGGCATATCTGTCATCGTCAACAATGTCGTCGGCTACGGTATCCGCGCCCAGTGGCAGGCAGGCAACAAACGCAACACCAAACTGGCGCAGGATCTTTGGAAAGCCTGGGCGGAAACCGGACAATGCGATGCCTGCGGCATGCAAAATTTTTACGGCATCCAGCAAACCGTGATGCGCTCGGTTGCCGAATCCGGCGAATGCCTGATCAGGATACGGCCGCGTTATGCTTCCGAAGGACTGGCCGTGCCGTTTCAATTGCAAATCCTGGAACCGGATTATCTCTATGAATTTAATGACGGACCGCTTATAGGCGGCAATTATATTCAGCGTGGTATTGAGTACGATGTACTTGGCCGCCGTGTTGCTTACTATCTATACAAAACCCATCCCGGTTCAATCGGCCAGTTTTACAACCATTACAAAAGCGGCTATTCCCGCGTCCCCGCTACGGAAATAATTCATATTTACCGGATTGACCGGCCGGGGCAAGAGCACGGCGTATCCTGGTTGACGCAAGTCATGATCCGCTTGCGGGAACTCGATATTTATGAAGACGCCTACCTGAGCCGGCAAAAAATAGCTAACCTCTTTGCCGGCTTTATTTATACCGATGACCCGAGCGAAGCGGAAACGGAATTCAGCGATGTCTCGGAACTGATACCCGGCTCGATGTACACGTTAAAAAACGGCCGCACCGTGCAATTTTCCGACCCGCCGAAAGCCGACGATTACGGGCCGTACACGCTCGCCAATCTCAGGGCGATTGCAGCGGGTTTAGGAATTACTTATGAAGCGCTGACCGGCGATTTGTCACAGGTCAATTTTTCCAGCGCCCGCATGGGCTGGCAGGAATTCGGCCGCAGCATTGACGCCTGGCGCTGGAATCTCATTATTCCGCGCTTGTGCGATGGCGTGGCCAACTGGTTTGCCGGCACTTCTGGGATCCCGTATTTAACATGTGAATGGACGCCGCCCGCCCGCATGATGGTGGACCCGATCCGGGAAATACCCGCCATTAAAGATGCCATCCGTTCCGGCCTGATGACCCAATCCGAGGCGATACGCGAACAGGGTTACGACCCCGAACAATTACTCAATGAAATGGCCGCCGACAATGCGCGGCTTGATACACTGGGCCTGGTCCTGGACAGCGATGCCCGCAAGATTCCCGGACAGGGACAATCACAATCCGTAGGGGCGAATTCATTCGCCCAGTCAAACAATTCAGGTGAAAACAATGCCGGCCCAAACCAGACAGCTTCCTAAGCTCCACACCCGCGCGGCGTTTGTTCCGACCACGCTGAATGAAACTGACCGGACTGTTGAACTGACCTGGTCAACCGGCTCGCAAGTGCGCCGCACGGATTTTTGGACAGAAAATCAATGGATCGAGGAATTAAGTCTAGATAAAAATCATGTCAATTTAGACCGGCTTAATTCCGGAGCGCCTCTGCTCGCTAACCATGACAATTATGATCTTTCCAATGTCATTGGCGTTGTTGAACGCGCGTGGCTTTTAGGCAATGAAGGCCGCGCGCAAGTGCGTTTCAGCGAACGCGATGAAGTTAAACCGATTTTAAATGATGTCAAGACCGGTATTTTACGCAATATCAGCATCGGTTATCACATCAATAAAATGCAAAAAATGGATGAAAAGCAGGACGATCTTACAGTTTACCGGGCAATAGACTGGGAACCGATGGAAATATCCATCGTGCCCATACCTGCTGACGCAGGCGCGCAAGTGCGCGGCGAAGGCGAAACCAACACCGTAATAATCATAAATGAGGACAAAACCATGACTACTCCAGTCGTAAACACGCCAACCGATCAAACCAGGGCGGACAGTGCTGTTCCGGCTGCGGTTATCAACAACCCCGACCCTTCGGCTTCGCACAACGCAGGCGCTCAAAGCAGCGAAGGCGAGATTGCCATTCGCGCGGAATCAACCCGGCAAGAGCGCGACCGCATCGCCGGGATCCGTAAATTCGGGCTGATGTCCAGATCCGATGAAATAACGATTAATGATTTCATTGAACGCGGAATCAGTTTCACGGATGCCAAAGAACAAATGTTGCAAAAATGGGCCGATAAAGTGAACGCCGAAACCTCGCGTAGCGATGCCTCCGTGACTGTCGATGCCAAAGACAAATTTATTGAAGCCGGGGTTAACGCCCTGCGCGGCCGGGCCGGGGTTGAAAAAATGGACCCTGGCAATGAACTGCGCGGCATGCGCCTCACTGAAATCGCCAAACTCTGTCTTGAACGTGGCGGCGAAACGATTAAAGGCATGAATGAACTGGAAATGGTCAAGCGTGCTTTTACCCAAAGCACCAGTGACTTTCCTTTGCTGCTGGAAAGCGCGATGCACAAAACCTTGCAAACTGCTTACGCCACCGCGCCAGATACCTGGACGCGCTTTTGCGCCGTCGGCTCGGTGACGGATTTTCGCGTGCATAACCGCTACCGCATAGGCAGTTTCGGCAACCTGGACGAAGTAACTGAACTCTCAGAGTTTAAGAACAAATCCATTCCGGACGGTGAAAAATCCACGATCATCGCTAAAACCAAGGGCAATATTATCAATATCAGCCGCCAAACCATCATCAATGACGATCTGGGCGCGTTTATCGGTCTGTCGTCAATGCTGGGCCGCGCCGCCCGCCGCACCATTGAGGCGGATGTTTACGCCTTGTTGGCGTCCAATCCTGCTCTTTATGACGGCATTCCCCTGTTTGATGCCCTGCATGGCAATGTAGCAGGTACCGCCGCAGTTGTAACTGTCGCCTCTATTGAAGCGGCGCGCCTGTTACTAGCTAAACAACTGGATGTCAGCGGCAATGATTACCTGGACTTGCGCCCCGCCCTTTGGCTGGGCGGCATGAGCCAGGGCGGCGCGGCCCGCGTCACCAATGAAGCGCAATATGATCCGGATACCGCCAATAAATTGCAAATGCCTAACCGGGTGCGAGGTCTGTTCCGGGATGTTATCGATTCCCCGCGTATTTCCGGCACCGAATGGTATGTGTTCGCCGATCCCGGCGAAGCGCCCATTATCGAAGTGGCTTTCCTGAACGGCGAACAAATGCCGTTTCTGGACAATGAATTGGGCTTTAACGTAGACGGCCTGCAATGGAAAGTGCGGCTGGATTACGGCGTCGCCGCCATCGATTACCGAGGCGCTGTCAAGAATGCGGGCACCGGCTCGTAGGGGCGAATAAATTCGCCTCCACATTAAACTATTCGAGGAAACACAAAATGGCTACAAATTACATACAAGTCGGCGATGTCGTCGATTACACCAACAAAACCGCCGCAGCGATAGCCAGTGACGATGTGGTTATCCTGGGCAGTTTTCAGCTCGGCATCGCCCTGGTCAACATCGCCGTTGATGCCGTCGGCGCGGTCATGGTTGAGGGAATTTTTACACTGGCCAAAGCCGCCGGGGTTGTTACCGCCTGGCAAAAACTTTGGTGGTCAGCTACGACCAAACTGGTTTACAACGCGCCCGTGGCCAACGGCTATTTTATCGGCTATGCGGCGGCAGCGGAATTGACCGGTTCGTCCACTGTTAAGGTGCTGCTGGAAGAATTTAGCGAAGATATTCCGCGTTATTTGACTTTGTCCCCGACCGGCGCTGTTACCCTGACCGCCGTCGATTTTAGCGGCGGCCGGGCAACGGTACTGGCCACCAATACCGCCGCGCAAACGCTGAACCTGCCCAGCGTGGCGCTGATACCGCCGGGCAGCGAGTTGTTTGTTAAAAAACTCAGTGGCGGCGCATTTGTCTTTACCATTAAAGCGGCGGGATCTGAACTGATAGCCGGAGCCAATACTTTTGCCACGATGGACGCGGATGGCGATCAGGCATTGTTTGTCTCGACCGGCGCGGCCTGGGTGGTTGTGGCTTCAACGATAGCCTGAAAATAAATCGATGAAGGCGATATTAATGGCTAAAACGCCCAGTCGGATAACAGCCGGTTTTACCCTGATTGAACTGATGGTCGTGGTGGCCATCATCGGCCTATTGGCGGCCATTGCGATACCGGCTTACAACGATTATACGGTCCGTGCAAAACTGGCTTCTATCATTGTCCAGGCGGATACAGGAAAACTGGCTTTAATGGAGGAATATTCCAGTAATGGCCAGTTTCCCCAGGCCCAGCCGCAACCGGGCACTATTATCGGCGATTGGCTAAGATCAATGGCTGCTAATAAATATGTCGGCGGGCCGCCGGGTTATGTGGTGGCGGGTTCAGGCGGCATGGTCAATAACCAGGCTCGAATTCCTGTGACGTTATCCGCCACAATTGGCGGTGATGCGAGCTCCAAAGTGCTTGAGTTTATTTATACCGCGAATAATGCCGGTTTGACTATGGAGTGTTCGGCCAACGCCGCCTCCAATCCGGTCGCTGGAATGGGCGCTTCGACCAGCGTGCCACAACGCTATTTACCGTCTATATGCCGGTGAAAAAAAAAGATGAAGTGGATAGATTTATTAAGGGACTGGTATTGTCCATCGGTGCATAAATGCACCGATTTTAAAATTGATGAACGGTTAGGTATGAAGGAATGCGTAGGATGCCAAAAAACATATTGGCTGCGGGACGGCAGGCCGGTTTATCCAACGCTAAAAATCAGGAAGTGAATTAATGGATATTTTAACGCCGTTATTCGCCAATACCGGGCTTTCCGGAGCGGTTTTAGCCTCGCTGCTGGGCATTATCTACGTGTTATTAAAAGACCGCCGGGCGGAACATGAGCAATATATGGAGTTGCAGAAAGAAACCAATAAAATTTTGCTGGAATTATCCGGCTTGATCCGTGAATTTAAGGGGTTGACCCATTCGTGACAAATAATGCCGGGCAGCCTGACGATTATTACCATTACCGGATTTTTTCAGAAGGAACGATTTCACGGCAAAAAGCGCTGCAATTTGTACATGATAACAAGGTTAATCTGGAAGATGCCTGGGGCATTTGCTGGTTGAGTGAACATGGTTTAATTCAATATCTACATTTTAACGGTATGACTGAAACCGAACTTGATTTTATTAATTGTCCCCTGGAAAAAAGGTTTTTAATTTAGAAATGATTAATTCAGCCGCCCTTAATTCAACAATAATTAACACCTTTGCTGAAACGGTCATACTCAATAAATCCGGCGGCAATGTGCCGGTGCAGGCGGTTTTTGACAGGATTATGGAAAATAATGCCATCGGCGGACATGCTTTCAGCGCTGCGGCTTTTACTTTGACGGTGACACTGGATGATATTGCCAGTTATGAGATTCAGCAATTTGATTCCATTACAGTACGCGGCCTGGAATATAAAGCGTTGGAAATTATTAATGATCCAGTGAGCAATCTGGCAATTATTAAAATCAGGCGGTTTTAGATGATCAATAGTCCTCATGTTTACGACGCCGAGCAGATGATTATCGACCGCTTAACGGCGCTGGCGACCGTGGCGCAAACGGATGAAAACGATGAGACAACGACTCTGCAACTATTCAAGACCATTAGCAACCCATCCCTGATCGCCGGTTTAACGGAAATCGGGCCTTTGTTGCCGGCGTGTTTCGTAATGCCGGGCGCAGCGGATATAGCAACGCAGTTGACCAACGGCACCGGCGTAGTTGAAGAACAGGATTGGCATTTGATTATCATTGTCGAGTACCAGGCATCTCAAGTTGACGATAAATTAACCGAAAATTTAGCCGGGGCGTTGCTGCAATCATGCATCGAGGCATTATCCGGCTGGCTGCCGCCAGGCAAGCACTTTTTTCGGCCGTTTATCTACGCGGGTCGAGCCGAACCTGAATACAACTTGGGTTATGCCGAATTTCCGCTGACATTTAAAATCAGGAAAATGGTGATATCTTGAAAAAATTGGTCCCGGAAAAAATCGAAACACCCGAAACATTGGTTGATGGTTTGGTGATGGTTATTTTGCTGAAACCGCATATCCATGCAAGAACTTTGTATAACGCGGGGGAACAATTAAAAGTCAATCCTGCGATGAAAAAATGGTTGATTGATTTAGGCGTTGTCGCGCCTGATAAATCAACAACGAAAACTTAATATTAATAGAGGATAAAATTATGGCCGGTCTACTTGCCGAAGGCACATTATATTTAAATCGTGAAGTCAATGCTGTGGCGACCGGCTGGAAAAAAATCCCCGGCCTAGCTGAATTCACTATCACCAATAAATCTGATATTAAAGAACAGATTTCCAAAGATAAAGGCTCTTACGGGCAAATCACCGCTTCGGTCGCCATACCCAAACCGTCCGAATTAAAGGTGCGCATCACTAACTTCGACCGCACCTCGCTGGCTATGGCGCTGATGGGCGATGACGCCGATTTAACTGCCGCAGCGGGCACGGTTACAGCTGAAGATGTGACTGCCGTACCGGGTGTTTATTTGCCCCTCGCGCAACGGCATATAACCACCGCAAGCGTGGTAGTCACCGAGGCGACCGCTTCCGTGCCGGAGCTGACATTTGTCGAAAATATCGATTACCGGATTAATTACACCCTGGGCATGATTGAAGCGCTTGCCGGAGGTTTGATAGCCGCTGACAAAGCGCTGCATATCGCCTATTCGCACGAGGCCATTGCCGGTTTTACCGTATCAGGCGCAACCAGGCCGCAAATACAAGGCGCGTTAAAACTTGATGGCACTAATCTTTCCGATGGCACGCAATTGATTATCAATGTGGATCGCGGGCTTTTAGTATCGGATGGCGATGTCAATTTTATGGACGACAAGTTTGTAGAAATCGGCTTTGCCGGACGGATGGAAACCCTGCCTGGAAAAACCTCGCCGTACACCGTCGAATCATTCTAGGAATTGCGCCGTTGGAGCGGCTTTAGCCGCGCTCATCGCGGCTAAAGCCGCTCCCACCGTAGAAATCAATATGCGCAACAGCAAAACGATAAATCTTGATGAAAACCGCGTTATTACCGTGCAGGAATTGCGCGTCAAAGACGTGCGGCAATTATTATCGGGATTTACGGATCTGGATAAATTGAATATTAGTGCCTTGTTGGGTCCGCGTTTTGCGGAAATATCGGCGCTGGTTAAACCGTTTATGACTTTCCCTGAAGGCGAAAGCATCGACGATTTATGCGGCAGTGAATTGCAATTGGTCATTGACGGATTTAAAGCGGTGAATAGCCCTTTTTTGATCCTGGCGGGACTCGATCCCGCCGCCGGACCAAAACCGCCGGAACCGATATCGACCGGATCAAAACCGCTGGAACCGATCTCAACCGGACCAAAACCGCCGGAACCGATCTCGACCGGACCTGTTGCGGATTGATTGAACGGGGCCACAGCCAGGTGTTCGATTACGGCTGGGGATTTTTTTTGAATGTACTTAAATTTAATAGCAATGATTGATTGCCACAGATTCACAGATTAAAAAAACCGGTTAAATTTAATCTGTGAATCTGTGGCATTAATTATTTTGATCCTGGATAAAAACAATGGCCGGTTTACGTGATTTAGCGATACGAATTTTAATCAGCGGCGAAGACCAAACCGGACCGGCTGTCCGCAGCGTTAACGCGGGCACGCAATCGATCATCACCGGCGTGCAACGGCTGGAAACCGCCGCCAAACAGATTTTGGGCATTACCTTGTTTGCGGGCCTAGCGAAAGAAGCCATCACTTTATCGGACAGCTGGCGAACGCTGGAAGCGCGTTTAAAACTGGTCACGGACGGTACCGATCAATTCAATGCCGCGCAAACCGAATTATTCAACATCGCCCAGCGCACCCGCACCGGCCTTGGCGATACCTATACCATTTACGGCAAACTGGCCAACGCTATAAAACTTTTGGGCGGCACGCAGGAACAAGCGTTCGCCACCACGGAAACCCTCAACAAAGCCATCGCCCTAACCAGTCAGGGCGCGGCGCAAGACTCGGCGGCTATTCTGCAATTCTCGCAAGCCCTGGGCCTGGGCATGTTGCGCGGCCAGGATTTAAACTCGGTCATGTCAATGGCTCCCGGCCTGGCGCAAGCTCTGGCCGACGGTTTGAGCATTCCGATTGACAAATTGCGGGTAATGGCCGAAGCCGGGCAATTAACCTCGGATAAACTGATTAATGCCCTGGGTAACAGCGCAGGCAAGGTCGCGGCTCAATTCGCCGTGCTGCCGGTCACGGTGAGCGGCGCGATGACACAGGTTAACAATGCCTTGCTTAAATTTGTCGGCACTTCGGACGTTGCCAATTCAGCAACAACAAAACTTTCGGCCATTTTACAAGCGGTCGCCAAAAACTTTGATGCCGTAGTCTACGGTGTAATTATCCTGGCGGAAGCCTATGCCGCGCGCCTGGTGGTCGGGATGATCGCCTCCACCAAGGCTTTTTTTGACAACGCCGCCGCTGCGCGGATGGCCGCTATCGCGCAACAGGAAGCCCGCGCCTCTGCCATTGCTTTGTTGCAGGTTAAAGCGCAGGAAGCCGCTGTTAACGTCGCCCTTAAACAGCAACTGGTTTTGGAAGCCGCCCAGCGCCGGTCCTTGGCCACTTCGGTGACCGCTGAAACTGCCGCTATTGCCAAACTGACCGCCGCGCAAAAAGCCTTGGGGGTGAGTCAAACCATATTAGCAACGGCTAATACGCGCCTGGCCGCGACGCAGGAACCGGTTGCAGCATCCAGCGGTGTTATGTCGAAGGCTTTGGGCGTATTAGGAACAGTCACATCCAATTTATTCGGCGCATGGATAGCCTGGGACATCGGCAAAACCATCGGCGAATGGTTGCGGCAGTTTGAAAGCGTGCGCATTGCCGGGACTTACCTGGCTGAAGGATTTGCCAGAATTCAAGCCAACGTAGAGGCAATGTTAAACGGCATGCCGTTTAGCGAACGTTCGGCACAGCTCAAACAGATCCACGAAGAATTTAACGCGATACGCGCGGATGAAACTGAGGCCGGTCAAACCGCCGCCACCGCCACCGGCTTATCTGAACAGAAAAAAACCGAAATCATCAAAGCCGCCGAGCTGGAACAACAACAAGCATTTGTCGCCACCCAGGCCGCCATCAAATCCCTGACCGCCACCATCGATGCCGAAACCAAAACGCAAGCAGCCGCCATCCAGCAAGGCTTGACCGACCGCATAGCCGCTATTAACGCCGCCGATATTAGCGATACCCAGAAAGAAAGCCAGCGCGTCGCCGCTAAAGTCGCTGCGATTAACCAAACCATCGCCCTGGATCAACAGGCCGCCACGCTTAAACTGCAATTGATCGAGCAGGAATACGCCGCCGAATTGGCCAGCGCCAAAGCTAACGCCGAGCGTCTGGCAGCGATTGAGCTATCGAAAAAAGAAGCCAAGCTATCCGTTTATCAGGGTATCGCGGATTTTTACGCCGGCGAAGTGGCTAAACTATCCACCCTTTACGGCGAGGAAAACGCCGCTTTTGCTAAATCGCGCGAGGATATTCAAGCGCTGGAAAAAACCCACGACCAGAGGATACGGGAGTTTGATCAGGAAGGGATGACCGAACATGAAAAATTAAGCCAGGATCAAAGTGATTTTGATTCGGTAATGGATGCTATCAGGATAGAACGCAAAAAAGGCGAGGGTGCCGACCAGAAAAAGATCAATGACCTGATTGAAAAAGCTAAAGTATTTTCTGCTGATTTAATCAAAACCAATGTAGAAGGGGGCGTCTCACAATATCAGGCTAAACAAAATTACATTACTTTATATGACACTGAAAAAAAGGCATTGATTGATAATGGCGTCGAACACGGTAAAAATGCGCTGGCCGTCAAATCCGCCTTGGACGCTGCGACAGCCGGATTAACCAATGCCAACGCTAAGATTACGGAAATGACCACGGCGCTTTCCAAGGAATATCTGTTAAAAGTCGGCATGGATAAAACGAGCATGCTTGAAGCGCAGATTGCGATTCATGAACTGACCAAACCTGAAACCAAAGTTATAACCATAGTCACTCAGCAAGAGCAATCCCCGGAAAAAACAATAAACCGTCAGGGAACGAGCTTTTCTGATTCGTATCAAGCCCAATCCGCAGGCGGCCCGGTTTTAGGTTACGCGGGCGGCGGCTATCCAAAACGAACCGGCATGCTGCCCGGCTTCGGCGGCGGCGATAAAATACGCGCCTTGCTGGAAGCGGGCGAGTTTATTGTCCGCAAGGAAGCCGTACAGGCATTGGGCGTGCCGGTTATGCACCTGGTTAATGCAGGCCAATTACCGGCACTTAAACGCGCGTCGGGCGGTCCGGTCAATTACAGCATGGCTGATGAACTGCAAAAAATCAAGGACGAAAAAATAGCCAAACTCATTCCCTGGCTAGTTAATAACCAGCTCGCTTTAGGTTTTGGAACTGGCAGTCACGATTGGAGCATAAGCTTGGCGGCGGAAAAAACCAGGGAATATCTAAGGGAAGCCGCCGGCAATGAGTATGAAAATTTTGAGCTCAAAGTTAACGAGATTATGAGGACGACGGATTTAGATAAAAAACGGGTGCTGATGGCGCATGTCATGGACAAACCGAAAGCGCTGGCCGCAACCGCACCCGGCTTATCCATGCCCGCCGTCGATCTGCAAAAATTCGCAAGCAAAGCGGTAAATGATGCATCGGCCCAGACCCCGTCCTCCAAACTACTGCAAGCCTCGAAAAAAACCGTTAACGTACAATTCAGCGCGCCGGGAGCCGAAGTTGTATCCGGCGAGTTTAACGAAAATGATATGGATAAATTGTTCAAGACGCTCAAATCCGCCGGGTTGCGCTCCAGCGTGGGCATGTAAATGGCCCTTACGCTGGATTCGATCACTTTACCAACGGATTTGATCTGGATAGATGAATATGCCTGGACGCCGGTTAAGCAATCGATTAACACGGCGGTAAATGGCGGACTAATAATAGAAGCCGCAGCCGCGCTGGCAGGCAGGCCGATAACCTTGCAGGGCGGCGATGATTACGCCTGGGCCAGTAAAGCCACACTGGAACTGTTGCGGTTGAAACAGGCCACGCCGGGACTGGTAATGTCGCTCAGTTTATTAGATGTAACGCATAGCGTGATTTTCGCGCAGCCTGGCATTGAAGCAAAACAGATACAGGATTTCAGCAATCCGGACAGCGGCGACTGGTATGCCGTCACGTTAAAATTTATTGAACTGTAGGGGCGACAAATTCGCCCATTGACAAAACAAACAGGGTGAATAAATTCACCCCTACAAAGGCTTGAAAATGGCAATCTCTGAAACCGACTTAAAGCTGCTCAAATCCGAACGGATGACCGACTATACCGACGGCGGCGGAAAAATGACCGGCGTTGAAGTAGCGGACGGCCTGGTAAATAATATCTTTAACGACATCAGCCAGCTAGACCGCACCTATGGCCGCGTCAGTATGCGCAAAGTTTATATGGGCGTGCAGACGGCCAACACCGACACTTACCTGGGCGCGCATGTCATTCTGACCGACCCTCCGGATGACCAGCATGTCAATGTCACCCTGTTCAGCACGGCAAGCTGGACTGATGAACGCAGCGCCGCGCGTAACCGCATCGAATCCTACAGCGTACAAGGTCCGGAATCGGACTGGGTATTGTATTCGGATCATGTCGAAGGCCAGAAGATGATCCGCGTCTTCAGTCTATCCAATGCAACGAGTTTAACCAGCCCTGCGCCGGTTGCTTCCTTACAGGTCGGCGATGTGATTTTACTCAGTCAGGAGAAAGCGGGCTATACGGCGCAACAACAGTTTTTCCGCATTATCAAAGTGGATTCCCGTGAAACCCATTTATACACCGATGGCGGAGGCAATTTTTACAAGGATATTTTGATTTTTGAAGTCAGCACGGCCTTAACCGCGAAATATTTTGGCGCTGATATAACCAAATTATCAATGCACGGCAGCCCTACCCTGGTACGCACAGTCTCGGTCGCCGACGCGGCGCAATATTTCGGCGTTAAGAAAATCACTGAAGCGCTTTCACTCAGCGATATGACCATTAATGTAGGCTCTCCTTATAGCGCCCTGGTGCCGTCCGCCCAGGCCGAAGTGCCGCTGGTGGATATTGTCGCGGGCATGAGCAAGATCAATTACAAGCAATCAGGATTAAGCAACGCCTTGACAGAATCAGCCAATCTAGCGTCCAGCGTAGCGCCGGATTATGCCGATGATTTATATCTGGGACGCGGTTTTCTGCCCTGTTCGCTGGTATTGACTATCGGCGGCGTAGCGTATAAAGACGACGGCGCTGGCAATCTGGTATTAGCCAATGGCAGCGCAGGCAGTTATGGCGGCGTGGTTGTGTACGCTAACGGACATATTAAAATCACCAAGGCCGGTTCCTGGAGCGCGGCTGTTAGCGCGGCCGCGACCGCAGCCGTAGCCTTGTATGATAATGCGGCGACCATCAGCATCCCGGTAACTATCAATAATCGCAGTTTCAATTATGTGAAAACGTTAAGCCCCACGCCAACCCCAAACAGCCTGAGCGTGGATTTCAAGGCCCTCGACAAGTGGTATCGCTTGACCGATGATGGCAACGGCCATTTAAGCGGAGCCGGAACCGGTACCGGCGCTGGCACGGTGGATTATGCGACCGGTTCGGTGATTGTCACCTTAGGCGCGTTACCGGACATAGCAAGTTCGATTATTTTCAGTTGGGCGACGCCGCTTACCTACACCATGCAAACCAGCGTATTAACGCCGCCCGCGCCACAGGTACATGTCACTTTAGCCGATGCGCCGGTTGTGCCCGGATCATTAGTGATTACCTGGACGGATAGCGGTGCCAAAACCGCCACGGATGCAGGCGGGTCTGGCAGCATTAGCGGTCACGCTATCGGGAAAATTGTGTATGAAACCGGGAAACTGGTTTTTTCTCCCGCCTCCATCCCGCCGCCTGCCACAGTTTTCCATCTTGCCTGGAATCAGAATCTGTCTGAATTGGATACCTTTACCGTCACAGGCGATGCGTTTGGCGTAATCAGTTTTACCTTATCACAAACACCGGTAAAACAAGGCTCGGCTTATTTTACTTACCAAGTCAGCGTGCCATTAGGCGACAGCGGTTATGTTAGAGGCACGGGCGGCTTGGGCGGCTTGGGCGGCGGCGGCTTGGGCGGCTTTGCCCTGCCTCCGGTAAACCGTTCCCGGTACGTAGTTGATAATGGCTCAGGCATTATTATTAATGAGTCTGGGACAAATGTCGGAACCATTAATTATGCAACCGGGGCAGTTTCATTCGACAGCACCGGAGTTACTTCGGTTAATAAATATGAGGGTTTAGTCACTTCTCAAGTCGATTATTGGTACGCTTTTGACAGTTATACCGTTCAACATGAATATTTAACTATTTCAAATCCGCTTTATGTCGGGATGGAAGTCGCGCAAATATTACCTGCCAACACCACATTAACCGCTCATTATGTGTTAAACAGCGCCGAACCTGTTACAAAATTAGCCGATGTTGAGCTAACCGGATTGGTCATCGATTTAACCACCGCGACCAATGACGCTATTATCGCCAGTTCAATAAAATTCACCTTTGCGGGCGCTTCGTATATCGACCGCAGCGGCTCTGTTTACCGCGCCCATGATAATTTAACGGATAGCGCAATCTTGGCAGGAACCATCGATTATCAAACAGGCATTGTCTCGTTGACCGACTGGGTAGCGGGCGCGAATGCTTTAATCTTGCAAGGTTTGGTATCCACGCCCGGCGACTCCTTAACGCCTGCCGTTTTTTTTAGAACCCCCGGAGCGCCGCTTGCCACAGGACAATTCCAGGTTAACGCCGTCACCGGCAATGGCGAAAATATCACTGCGAGCGCAGATAATAACGGGATTATTTCCTCTGAATGGATAGCCGGCAACATCGATTGGCTGTCCGGCGTAGGGAGTCTCGCTTTCGGGAAAAAAATGCTGGACAGCACCCTGCCCGCCGCCGCGAAAGCTGAAACCTGGTACAACGCGGCCAATATTGATGCTGACGGAAAAATCTGGGTGCCGATGCTGGTCAAGCCGGAAACGATCAAATTTAACGCGGTATTAGTCAGCTATATTCCACTCGATGCCAGCGTATTGGGCGTGGAAACGGTGCGCCTGCCGCAAGATGGCCGCGTGCCTATTTATCGCATCGGCAATGTCGGCGTCGTGCATAATACGCAGGATTTAACCTTGCCTAATCCCGCTGTCGCCGGAGCGGTTTACGACTGCGAGCGCACCCTGCTCAGTTATGCCAAGATTTTTGATGCCAATGGATTGATTGTGCCGACTGCCAAATACACCGTTGACCTGAATGCAGGCACGGTCACAATGACCAATCCGCTGGATTTAACCGGCTATGCGCAGCCGCTGCGTATTGAACACCGCATCGAGGATATGGCGTTGATTACGGATGTGCAGATTACCGGTGAAGTGCAATTGATGAAGCCCATCCGTCATGCTTATCCGGCCAACACCAGCTTTTTTAGCAGTGCATTAGTAATTAGCGACCTGCAAGGCCGCGTGACCGGCCTGTTTGATCAGGCGACCTGGGCGAGCGTTTTCAGCGATACGCAGGGAACGGCAGCCACCGCATCGTTCAATGATGTGCTTTATCCCTTAGTTGTAACTAATGCCGGAACGATCCAGGAACGCTGGGCGCTGGTGTTTACAGGATCGACAGCGTTTAATTGTTACGGCGAATATTCCGGCCTGGTAGCGCAAGGTTCGACTGGTGCTGATTTTGCACCCATAAACCCAATCACCGGCACGCCTTATTTTACGATTGATTATCACGGTTGGGGTTCTGGCTGGTCGGCCGGTAATGTGTTGCGGTTTAATACTATAGCGAGTAATTACCCGCTCTGGCTGGCGCGTACTACCTTGCAATCAGATCCCACGGTTTACACGGATAATTTCAAGATTCAGATTAGAGGCGATGCGAATTAAGTAGGGGCGAATTTATTCGCCTATCCCAAAACCGGGCGAATAAATTCGCCCCTACAACAGGATTTAAACGATGAGCGGCATAGAAGTTATTTTATTACGATCCACCGACACCGGAGCGCCGGTATTAAGCGGCACGGCGGGCGCGCTGGTGGCGTTGCTGGATGCCTGCCTGCAAGACGGCTACAACAGCAAAACCGTCACCCTGGCTCGCACTGGCAGCATGGTGACGGCCACCTGCGCGACGGCCCATGGCTTTGCGGCGGACGGTTTGACCAAAATTAATATCAGCGGGGCCGCGCAGTCGGAATACAACGGCGATTTTCAAATCACTAACGTCACCACGCTGACTTTTGACTTTACCGTAACAGGCACGCCCGCGACACCGGCTACCGGCACAATCACCACCAAAGCCGCGCCATTGGGTTGGAGCAACGCGTTTTCCGGGACGAATAAAGGCGCTTACCGGAGCAATGAAGTCACCGGGACGCAGTTATATTTGCGCGTGGATGATACGACAGATGGCGGTCAAACCGCCGGTTTGCGCGGCTATGAAACCATGATCGATGTTGACACCGGCACCGGGCCGTTTCCAACCCTGGCGCAATTGGCTGATCCGGGAATAATGATAACAAAATCCAATGTGGCCAGCAACGCGGCGCGGCCTTGGGTTTTAGTTGGGGACGGTTTTGAATTTATATTGTTTACTGCGGCGTTTAGTCCAAGTTATGCCAATATTTACATACCATTTCATTTTGGTGATCCGGCTTCCGAGATGGCGAGTGATCCGTACGGCTGTTTGATTTATAGCCAGACTACAATGGAATATAATCCTGGTAATAATAATAGTCCCAACGATTTGTCAATCGACAAAACCGCGCAACCGGGTCATTTTTTTGCAAGAAATTATACGCAAACAGGCCAGGCTATTGGCGCGGCTAAATACGGGAATACTTCTTTAGGGGGGGTGACTATCGGTGCATTTGGGCTTTTTGCTTACCCTGCTCCCAGTAATAATGGGCTTTATATTTCCCCGATTTATGTCGGCGATACATTGGTTTTGCGCTCACAACTAAAACCAATCTGGCAACCGTTACAAATACGTCCGCTGGGAAATTTAACTTTATTAGCGGCTGATGTATCGCCTGTTTCCCGGCGTCTATTGTCAATAAGAACATCTTATTCAGGAAATAATACAGGCGAAACCCATATTGATATTGACGGGCCTTGGCGATGAGCAGCAGCGGCTTAATCCAGGTTGCGCTCGGCAAATCCGCTTTTCAATGGTCTTTACTGGCCAAGAAAGGCATTCAAATTCTGGTAGCCCTGGAGGCCGATCATAGTTATAAAAATCCAAACTATGGCGGATCAGGCGCTATAAAGGGTATGGTAAAAATAGGCGCTACCCCCTGCAAACGCCTGGTGCGGCTTTACGATGCCAAAACCGGCATTTTAATCCGAGAAACCTGGGCAGCCGGGGACGGCAGTTATACTTTTCCTGGACTGCGGACGGATATTGACTTTACTGTTACCGGCACCGATTACACAGGTGCTTACAATGATGTTATCGCCGCGCGTGTCAGGGCGGTTTAGGGTGGGCAACGCTTTTTTGCCCGCCTTTTTTTTCGTCCTGGAGCAATTTAATGACCGCAACTAATTTTTCTCCCGCTTTACGCAATGCCCGCAGCCAGGCGATTAGCGACGCCATCGGCGCAGGCACAGGCCCCGGCACGATCAACTTTTTAACTACGCCCAGACCGGCAGCGGGCGCGGCTATTACCACGCAAATGCTGTTAGCGACGGTGATCTGCGCTGATCCGGCCGGGACGGTCGTCAACGGCGCGCTCACCTTTTCATCGATAGCCGATGACAGTCTGGCTGATAATACCGGCGATGCGGACTGGGTGCGCGTTTATGATAGTGATGGCAACTGGGTGATTGATATGGATGTCACTGATGAAGCAGGCGCGGGGCCGGTCAAGATGATAAGCGAAAATCCCGGTATTCCGGCAACACATATTTATCAGGGTGGTATTGTGAAGTTTGCAACATTGGTGATTATGGAAGGAAATTAATGCCTGCCCTGAACGGAGTCATAAGGTGGCCACTGATTTAATATTTCAGGGTTTATACACGCCGCCGTCAGGGAATGCGGTTGATTTTAATTTTAACCCTTCATCTATTGGCAATGCCGAGGCCGGTTGCACATTCATTACCGGCCAGGTTGGGATTACCGGAACTGCCGCCTGTTCGATTCCGGTTTCACCGGCTGATTTAATATTTCAGGGTTTATACATGCCGCCGTCAGGGAATGCGGTTGATTTTAATTTTAACCCTTCATCTATTGGCAATGCCAAGGCCGGTTGCGCATTCATTACCGGCCAGGTTGGGATTACCGGAACTGCCACCTGTTCGATTCCGGTTTCACCGGCTGATTTAATATTTCAGGGTTTATATACGCCGCCGTCAGGGAATGCGGTAGAACTTAATTTTAACCCAACGCCTGCCGGTTATACTGAATATGCTGAAGCCGGTTGTGCATTTACTACAGATCAAGTCATTATTGCCGGATCTGTCGCTTTTATACCCAATGTTTACCTGACTAGCGCCGCTTTTACGTTGAGTGATGTTGGTATATCCGGTGAATCACACTTTGAAGCAGGCGTTTTCCGGGGTATTGAAGCAAGCCGCTCCGGCGTTGACAATGCCGGCCGGAATGCTTATTTGCAAACTACCGGGCAATTTTTACAAGGCACACATCACTATTCAGAATTAGAAAGTGCGATGGAACCCGCCGATCTGCTCTACAGCGAAAGCCGATTCGGCTGGACCGATGTGCCGCATCAGCATAAACCGGCATCATTAGCCTGGGCCATCGGTAAACCTTTAGCGCAGCAGCGCCAAGCGGATTACAGCGCCGCGCCTGCAAAGCATTTAAATCGGTTTACTGTCTGGGGGCAAGCCGAACCCTTGCAAGCGCAGCGCTCAAGCGCCTATATCGCCCCCGCCGCCAAACCGAAAGCTTGGCTTTACCGTTATTGCGAAGGGTCAACGCGCTTGCTAGCGTGGTCATCGCTTTACGGGATAGCGACGGATACTAACCGCTTGGAAAGCAGTTTATGGGACCAGGGCACGCCGCACAGCTGGCTTTGGGGTGGTTGGCATTACCCGCCGTTACCACCGCCGACGCCTTATACCGCATCGCCCAACTTGGCATTTTATCAGCTTGAGCCGGACTTTATCGGCGGGGCCGTTCTGGTTTTTGGCCGTCCGTGTTATGCCTGGCCATTATCAAATACTCGTATAACCATTTCAACAGGAGCCACTATTGTGCTACATACCATCAACGTAAAACGTACATCCGATAATGTCGGGATACCGGTATTATCGGCGACGTTAAAATTCGATGTTGACAGTTGGGCCTGGGGCGTAACATTAAATCTGAAAACCCCGGAAACAATGGCCTTGCTGGAATCTGTCAATGGCGAACCCAGAGAAATACAGATTGAACTGGACGGCATTTATATAACCGCCCTGATTGAAGAATGGGGCGAGACCCGCGTGTTCGGCGAACATACTTACACCGCGTCCGGGCGTTCATCCCTGGCGTTATTCGCCTATCCTTACGCGCCGCTACGCTCTTACCTGGAAGCGGATGAAAAAACCGCCGCGCAGTTGATCGATCATGAATTACTGAATACCGGCTGGAGCGCGGCCTACCATGCAAATCTAGTGCAGTTGTTTACCACCGATTGGCTGATACCCGGCGGCGCGTGGTCGTATCAAAACAAAGCACCCATTGATGCCGTTGTGCAGATAGCGCGAACCGTTGGCGCGCGCGCTTACGCGGATCGCAATGCCAAGCTGGTACACATCGCGCCGCGATACCCCATCAATCCCTGGGATTGGAACGCCGCCACGCTTGATCAAACCATCCCGCTCAGCCTGGTGCGGTCACTATCGACGCAACTCAACCCGCAACCGGCTTACAATCACGTCATCGTCTCCGGACAAAGCCACGGCGTCACCGTATCCGCCAACATTACCGGCTCCGGCGGCGATGTCAGCGCGCCGATGATCACCGACAACCTGATCACCTACGTGGATGCCGGACGCGAGCGGGCGCGTAACGTGCTGTCGAATACCGGCAGGCAAGCGCGGGTCACGCTGGACCTGCCTTTGAACGACACCACCGGCCTACTGGAACCCGGCCAGTTTGTCGAGGTATCAGACACTATCCCCTGGCGCGGCCTGGTAACAGGCATTAACGTCACCGCCGCTTATGGCGTAGTTAGCCAGTCGGTAGAGCTGGAGAGGCATTATTGATGAACTTATACCAGCAATTTCAGGCGTTAATCCCGAAAGCCTCGCAAATTATCGCCACCGTGCAGCTTGAACATGCCGACGGCACTACGACATGCCTAACGCTGGATAGTCAACAGATTAGAGTGCGAGGCGTTAACGGCCGCGCCGCCGGAGCAAAAGTATTGATTGCCCTTGACCCGGCGCTGGGATCTTCAATTATCGGCGATGCGCCGGATTTGCCGGGATTTGTGGTGGATATTTGATTTGCGTAGGTTGGGTTAGCGATAGCGTAACCCAACATTTACCCTCGATGCGTTGGGTTACGGCTATCGCCAGGCAATCCACCATGAATGATTATTTGTCTAATACCCATTTTTGAACCGAAATTCTTCGTCGTCCCGGCAATTTTTGAACAAAAGCGCGGCTTCATTATTCCTTCCTGTTTTTGGATGTTTTCTGTTATTCAACAAAATAAAAACTGATTTTTGAATCCTGATTCAAGCCAGGATCGATATTCTTTAGGTCTGCAAGCATCGTAGGTAATGTTTTGAAGCACTTTTTATCGCCCCTTGCGTTCAAAAGATCGTAAGTAATACCATTACCGCCCTCTATCATAAATCGCACCGTCAGCACGCCGTATGTCAGTTTTATGAACGGACAACATTGTCGGATTTGGAGATTGCAAAAATAACAGGTCATAAAGATTTAAGATGTCTTTCTCGATATGCAAATCTTAGGGGGAGTTTTTTTGCAGAAAAATTATGGTAATTGGAGGTGGCAAGCGGAATCGAACCGCTGAATAAAGGATTTGCAATCCTCTGCCTTGAAGCTCTCCCACGGATGGGGAGCGACCCGCCAGTGACTTGCGTACCTGATTTTTTTCATCCGCAATTACGCGGGGAAAAATCAGGTGTAAAGCAGGAACGCCTGCGCCTTTTATTGCTTGC